TGCCCAGTGACCGACCAAGGCAAGGCGATGCGAATGATTCAAGACGCCCTCAAAGAGGTCGAAGGCGTCGAAATCGCCTCGGCAACAAAATGAGCAGAGTCTGGACCGAGAATTCTCACCTCGGGTCGAAGGCTCGGCTAAGGGCTGACTTCATCAAGACGCTTAACAAAACAGACCTGTACATCCTTGATGCGTTTGCAGGTGACGGGCGAGTGTGGGAGCGGGTTGGCGAATTGCTGCCCGACCACAAAATCACCTATTTGGGCATCGACAAAAAGAAATACAGCCGCCCTGAAGTCATCATGGGCAACAACCAAAAGGTGATGAAAGGTCTCGACCTTGAACAGTTCGACCTCATCGACCTTGATGCTTTCGGCTTCCCATGGGAGCAACTTCAAATCTGTGCGGAACTCGCACCCAATGTCCCCGTCGCTTCGACTTGCATTTCAGTGACGCTTGGACCAACACCATTCCCCGTCCTAAAGGCTGCAGGAATTCCTAAAGACTGGACCAACAGGGATGAGGTCCCCCACAGTCTCTTCAATCGATGGCGCTGGGGCTTCTGGGAGACTTTCTGCTCGTCTTTGGGCTACACCACCACGGACTACGAAATACACCTAGACAAGCCCTCTGTGAAGCGTTACGAAATACTTACTCGGGGTAGTTGATTCTCGTCACTATGGGATGGTAAAGTCAATCCAACCGAAAGGAAGGGTTGACATGTCAACAGAACAAGACTTAATCGTCAAACTCACTGAAGAACGAGAACGAGCACGAAACCTCGCAGTGTTGTTGGAACAAGAACTCACTGAGGCTCTTGAAACCATTGAACGACTAAACACAAAAATCGTTGGGATGACTGGTCCAAAGTGAACGATTCCACCCCAGATAAAGCAATCAAGCACGGCAACTACTCGACATACAGCAACCACGGCTGCCGATGCGATGACTGCCGCCAAGCCCACAACGAATGGCACCGCTCCTATCGCTCCTCAGCCAGAGGAAAGCAAAGAGCACTAATTGCCAATCGACGCTCACGCCGCATCCAACAAGAAGCATCAGCGTTCCTCAAGGAAACAAACCCAGAGGCGTACAGCCAAATCGTCTCCAGAATCACCATCGAAATGATGGAGGACTGATGGCACTCCAAACCATCAAACAAATTGAAGAAGCAAATCGGGCAATTGGTCAACACTGGTTCTCAAGAGAGTCAATGCGATTCTTTAACACCAAGATTGAATCACCCGTTTTCTTCACCGACAGGGTCTCGTATTTCGTATCAAGCGAACAAGACCCCGAAGGCGTGGCATGGTTTGGAAATCGACGGTTCACCATCAGGATTGTCCACCCAGACGGCAATGTCGACACATGGGGAGATTTCGGTCAGTTCTTCAATGTCGAAGAAGCCCGAATCGCAATTCTTGACCTCATCAGAGCGTCTTAATGAAAGTGTTTCTCATCTGGGAAGCAGTTTCGGTTCTTCTTGTCGGTCTCACTTATCTGATTTACAGGATTGACAAAATGATTGAACGCTGCTCTCAATGCGAACGACTACAACACCAATGTGAATGTCCCCACTTCGGGGAATAACAAAAACAAGAAAGGGAAAAATGAACGAAGAACAACTTCGACTGTGTCCATGCGGGAAACCGTATTCGAGAGGCTGGGTAGAAATAACCCAGTTTCAGGACCAAGAACGCCAATGGCACCCAAGCAGCCACTTCTGTCTCCAATGTGAGATTGACCGTGCAATCGCCATGTACGAAGAGGCGTTACGACCACAACTTGAACAACTCCAGAACTCTCTGACCGAAGTTGAAGAGAAACAGAAACAGGTCGTCAAGAAAGTGGCTTGGCAAAGGGACAAGTGGCGCAAAATAGCCAATCAAGCCTTCGCCATGTCAGGAGGCTGCATCGAAGGCTGCAAAAGAGCCATGATGTGTACTTGCGGCTATCAGGAGTTCTCAGTACAGGAATCAATAGCAGCAAAGGAAGAACAATGACCTACAACCGCAAGCGGTATTACACGCCGAACAACAACGATTCAGCAATGCGGATGACACAAGAGTTGTTTGACCTCAGAAAAAAAGTGGCGGAACTGACCACAGAGGTCGAACGCCTAAACGCCGAACTGAAAGAGGCTCGTGGTGAGTGAACTCCTCTCAATGCTCATTCTCTACGGGGCGCTCTTCGCCTGCGGCTACCTCATCGGACAGAAGAAATAACACATGGCACTGCTCAAGAACAACAATCGAGACCTCAAGAGAGACCGCATCTGGGTCTGGTCCCTACCTGCATGGATAACAACACTGCCCGACGGCTCCAGACTCAACACATGCCCATCTGCAGGGGTCTGCGCCAAAGCCTGCTACGCCCGCAAAGGAACCTTCAGGTTCTCCAATGTGCTTGCAGCCCACACCCGCAACCTCAGCATGATTCTCGACGACCTCCAAGGCTGGGAAGATGCGATGCGCCTCGAAGTGTCACACGCCAAGTTCGAAGGGGCTTTCGTCAGAATCCACGACGGCGGCGATTTCTTCTCCGTCGACTATCTCCAAGCATGGATGCGAATCGCTCGGGTAACACCAAAAACCACTTTCTACTGCTACACCAAAGAAGTCGTGATGTTCCGAGAGCATGTCGAACCAGACTGCCCAGACAACTTCAAGTATGTGTTCTCCTACGGAGGCAAGCACGACCACCTCATCACCGAGGACGACCGCCAATGTGATGTGTTCGACAGCATTGAAGCACTGGAAGCAGCAGGATTCGTCGACCAAGCAAATAGTGATTTACTCGCCATAACAGGAGACAAGAAGGTCGGCATCGTCATTAACAACCATGTCGGAGCCGCCAAAGCCATGAACGGCAAATCCATGCGAGAACAACAAGCAGACCTAAGAAAAGGAAAAACCAAATGATGCTTTTAATCTGGCTCACCGCCACCGCCCCATTTCTCGGCTCAGCCGAATACAAAATCTGTGCAATAGGAGGGACAATCCTTTGGATGATGTCACGCAACCACAGAATCTGGTGAAACCACCCCGTAAGGGGATGCCATACCGCAAATACCTCCCAGCAGCCCCGCTGTTCAAGTATTTCTCGCCAGAAATGAACGACAAAGACATCGCAGCAGCCATGGGAACCACAAGACGCCGAATCCACGACTTCCGCCTACCCAACTTCCACATCACATGGCTCGAAGCCGACCGTTATGCGATTGCAATCGGACTGCACCCTTTGTACATCTGGGGAGATTTATGGATAGAGGAAGTAAGCCCCGTTGAGCGGCAAGTCCGACCCGAAGTAGTAAGTTCACCCTCCCAAACAACGGAGGACACATGAACCGTCAAGACACCACCATTCAAATCACCCGCACTGAAGCACTGGTCCTGCAAGACATCCTCCGCCACATCCACACCTCAAACGGCGCAGTCATCGAAGCCACATTCCAGATGTTCCAAACACTTCAGAACCATCTCGAAGCGCCACGCAAGGTATGCGATTGCCGCACATCAAACGGCTGAACCAAATAGCGTCACAAAACTCTGAGAACGGTCAAGTGACTCGTTGATACGGTGACACCATGGCAGTACGACACCAAACCTACAACTTGACAACAACACCAGTGTTACTCGATGTAATAAATGACACCGACAACAACATCGGAATGACAATTATCTTCAACACGAACAAAGAAAACAACGCAACAACCATGATTGGCGCATCCACGGTCACCGATACAGACTTCGGCATCCACCTCGACGCCGACACACAATTCATCCTCCAAGGTCACTTCACCTACAAAGACCAATTCTGGGCAAGAGCCAAAACAGGCACCTCAGTCCTCCATATCCTCGTCGCAGGCGCATGATTCCATGCGACAACTGTGAACAACGGTTCAACCCCGTAGTTTTCCGTTGGCGCTGCCCCTCATGCGGATGGAAGAACACATGTTGTGAGGGAGAACCGCAACTTGCCTGTACTACACTTGCGGACCATGGGCAGACCACTCAAATTGACCCCGACGCTTCAGGACAAAATCTGTAACGCAATCGCCGCAGGAAGTTATTCCGAGATAGCCGCCCGCTACGCAGGAGTGTCCTCAACGACCTTCTACAAGTGGATGGCACTCGGAGACGGCGACAACGCAGAATCCCCTTATCGAGAGTTTCGGGAGGCAGTAGAAAACGCCAGAGCCACCTCTGAAGTACGAAACATCGGACTCATCCAACAAGCCGCCAACAACGGCACATGGCAAGCCGCAGCGTGGTACCTCGAAAGAACCTCACCAGCACGATGGGGTCGCCGCTCAGCACTCGAAGTTTCAGGAACCGAAGGCGGAGCAATCAGAATCGATGTCTCCATCGACGAACTCGAAACCAAGGTCGCCAAACTGCTTCCTAAAGAATGAGCACAATCGACGCCACAACAGGGTCGCAGCAGTTAATGCGATTCCTCTCTGCAGCCTCCCCAGCGGAGCGCCGCAAGTTTTTCGCTGAACTCAACCCAGAGGACAGAGTCGCCGTTGCGAACCTTCTTGACCTGATGGGCGAAAACCCATGGTCCCGATTCCGCACAGACCCAGTCGGTTTCGTCACCGAGGGAATGGGCGAAACAATCTGGTCGAAACAACGAGAAATCCTTGAGTCCGTCAGAGACAACAAGAGAACCGCTGTGCCCGCTTGTCACGGTTTGGGCAAGTCACACCTTGCAGCCCGTGCAGTGTGCTGGTGGGTCGCCTCACACCCGCCTCAGACAACCATGGTGGTAACCACCGCCACAACTTTCCGTCAGGTCAGAAACATCCTCTGGAGAGAAATCCGCCGAGTATCAGCAAGACACGATTTCGGTGGTGAAGTCCTCACCGTCGAATGGAAATACCAAGGAACAGTCACAGCCTTCGGATTCGCCCCACAAGCCCACGACGAAACCGCTGTACAGGGTATTCACGCCCCAAACCTCCTTGTCGTAGTTGACGAAGCAGGCGGTCTCTCAGAGACGATTGGCAACGCTCTCGAAGGTCTGATGACTGGTGACCACACCCGTTTGCTTCTCCTTGGCAACCCGCCCACAGACAACGAAGATTCATGGTTCGAAAGAGCCTGCAACAGCCCGAACTACAATGTCATTCCTGTCCCCGTCTGGGTAACGCCGAATTTCACCAAAGAGGAAGTCGGCTTGTGCAAAGCCTGCCCACCCCACATTGCGAAGCACCCTCTCTCTGACCATTTGGTAGACCAAACATGGGTAGACGATGTTGTCGCCGAACTTGGTGCAGACAGCCCTTTCGTAGAAGCCCGTGTCCACGCTCGTTTCCCTCGTGTCACAGGCAACCGAGTCATCCCAATCACATGGCTTGAAGAATCAGCCAACAACGAGACACCAATCGAGTCTGATGCGATTCGTCTCGGGGTCGATGTGGCATCAGACGGAGGCGACGAATTCGCCATTGCTAGAGCAGACGGCTACAGCGTCAAAATCGTTCACCACGCTGCAGGCGCTGCTAACCAGAACGCCGTCGATGTCGCAGCCCGCATCCTTCAAGAGATTCACCAAGCAGAAGCCGATTCGAAGGACATGCGAAGGCAGCCCCCCAAAGTCAAAATCGACACAATCGGCGTCGGCTGGGGAGTTGTCTCTCTGATGCAACGCTGGTTTGAAGAAGGAAGGCACAAATCCATCATCATTCCCGTCAATGTGGCGGAGCGGGCTGGGCAAGCGGACAAGTTCAAGAATCAAAGAGCCGAAATGTGGTGGAACGGTCGTGAAATGGTCACCCCAGACAAGGATGGGCGTATCCCCATGCGAATCGAAGCGGACCGTCGAATTCTCACCCAGTTGTCGACCCCGTCGTATCACTCCGATTCTTCAGGTCGAATCATCATCGAATCAAAGCAGGCGATGAAGAAGCGTGGCATGAGTTCTCCTGACCGTGCTGAAGCCATTTTGCTTGCCATTTACGAGCCGCCGTTTGGTGAGCCGAACCCAATTGTGTCGCCGATTGGACTGGACCAAGTCAATCCTTGGTCATGACTTGACTTAGATAGTTCATCCGATGTAATCTTTTGGTGGAGGGGAAAGGGACCTTCCAGAAAGGGAAAAGTCGTTATGAAACTTCTAATGACCGCTCCAGCCATTCACGCAAAGATGGTGGCACCAGAAATCATCGCCAAGATGATGGCTGCTCCAATCGTCGCCAAGATGGAGGCACCAGCCACAATGAGCATCTTGGACATCATCGAGGAGTTGGCAGCACTCCACGAGACAGAGTGGGCAAAGTAAAGATTCAAGTACCGTTGCAATAAGAAACCACAGCGGGTAAGATTTAAGTGGAGGGAAGAGAAGCCTCCAGAAAGGGAAAGGAAATGAACACCAAGTATCTGGTGAACATCTGGGACAAACCCCCAGATGGATTGCCAGATTGTACAACGACATTTGACAACCTCGCCGACGCAAAGGCTTACGCAAAGGCAGTCACCGCTTACGGTCTCGTAGTGGCGACAATCACAACAGTCACAACAACCAACTAAAACCAAGAAAGAGAAACCAATGACCATTTTCAAATCGCCAACTGAAGCGGCACTTGCCGCCAAGGTTGCACTGTTTGCGTTCAACAGACTCGCTCCGCTGTCGCAAAGCCCACACGAAGTGGAACTTGCCATCAAAGAGCACACCAGCCTTGCCGCTCTAGCCAAGGGCGCTGTAGCCGCAAATCTGCAGATGTGCCTTGACGATTTCAAGGTTCACTTCCCAGCAGCAATCGCTGACCTTGAGGACGAACCAGCAGCAGCCCTGACTTTCTTCGAAATCATCGGTTTCGTCGATGAGGTCAAGGACCACCTCGACGGTCATCTTCGCCTCGCCCTTTCCTACTAACGGAGGTCCAATGGACAAAGCAACCAAGCCATGTGAGCAGCAATGCGGAGCAGAAGCCACCGTCTACGCAGGCGGACCGAAAGCAGGCGACTGGGCAGGTCACTACTGCCAGCAGTGCGCCGATGCGATGCACTTCATCGTGTTCAACAAACTCTCAAACTAAGAAAGGCGGATGCAATGAGCGTCAACATTGAAGCAATCAGCAAATCCATCGCAAAGGGGGTCAAGAGCCACGGCTTCTTCGATGACATGAGTTCATCGTCGGAACCGAACTACATCGACCGAGGACAAATGGCTCTCAGCATCCTTTTCGAAGTCATCGGGGAGGGAAACCTCGACCAGTTCACAGCCGAACAAGGACGCAACTTCCTCAAAGACTGCGGCTTCGGCGACGAAGTAGCCATGCGAATCATCAACAGCGATGACCCGCTACGCATCTACTAAAACTTTGACACACCCGTCAGAGACAATCTCAAGAAAAGAAAGGCAGGAGCCATGAGCACCTCAATCAACATCCACCCGAGGCGAAGCGACAAACATGTCGACAACGGACATTTCCATGTTTTGGTCAGGGTCCATTCAAGACTCGGCAACCCGTGGTACTCGGTAGACATCAAAATGGCAGAAAAGGACGGTTCTGGCTCTGACCATTCCGTGACTTTCTTCCCGCAGTGCTCAGAACAAGAAATCCGTGAAATGTTCCCACTGGCTGTGTGGGAGACAGGGAGCAACTCATGACCGTCGTTGACCTAAGGGGCACCATCACCCGAGAACTCGTCATACAGAGCCTTCTAGGGGCGTATGCAAGGGTTTTGGTTGATGCCAAACAGTTAGATGCCAAAGTTGTCGAATTCTGCACCTCAGGCAAGTTGCCGACCATCGAGATTGGCAATTACCGTCACGAAATGACGATTGCAGCGTTGGACTGTGATTGCGGCAAAGGTTTCCTCTGTCCGCTTGTCAAGACCACGAAACTGAAAGAATCAACAGATGGACGACTTCACTTGGCGCAAGAAGGTAGTCCAGACCGTCCCGCTTTACATTGAAGAACTGGGGCGTGAAGAACCCGTCGAATGGATTCAAGAGCAGGCGGGCTGTGACCTCGGATTGATGCAAATCGAGTACACCCGATGCGATGCACTTGACAGGGCTTTCTGCTCTGGCTCGGTCGTCGCCTCTTTGTGGGAAATCATGGTCGATGAAGATTCGGGCGACTGTTTCTACGAATTCCTCAAAGGCAACAATTCGTTCCTGCACATCGGTCTCGCCAAAAGATGGGCTGCAGCGCAGTCGGAACTTTGGTCCGTCATCGATGCGAACAGCGAACTCGGCGCTGATGGCTGGTTCTTCGAAGATGAAGGCGAAACGGGCGAATTCAATTGAATTGACAAAAGCACCTACAGCGGGTAAATTGTAGGTGGAGGGAAAGGGGAAAATGAGAAAGATTCCAACAGCGAAGAACATCAAGTTCCGCTGCTACGCCGTCAAGCGAGGTCACGCTGCCAAAAGAATGGCGGACCTCGGTCTCGGTGACTTGGACATCGCAATCGCCAAGGCAAAGGTCGCCAAGACCATTCCTTACTGGGCAGCATTGAACGCCAAATGATTACCGACAACGAACTAATCATCGCCGCTCACCCAGCAACTGCTGGAGCGGTCACAATTTCGGTCGTTTACCAGAACGCCAAACACATCGTTTTCAAAGGACCATCGGTGGCGGTTTGCCGCAAGATGGCTCACGAATACGGCGTCAGATTCCTTGGGCAAAAGGTCCAACTGGTCGAAGTTCTCAAAAGAAAAGGAAAATAATGGGAAAAATAGATTCAATCGTTTTCGCTCAGGCGCTCGATAACCCCGTTGGGGGTCATTGGATGGTTGAGCAATCAATTCACATTCCGTGCTTGGTGCTCGGAATCATCGGAACACCAGACGGCGCTTGGGTCGACATCGATGTCCAAGGCGAACGCCATCTCGTTCAAGCCCACACTGTTTATGTGTCCTAAGGAGGAACCAATGACAAAGATGAACCACTTGCACACCAGCCTCACTGAGCCGCTCTCTGTGTACCGCCAATGCGATGTACAGACCCTTGTGGGGCAAATACCCGACAGAGTCTTTGAACTCGTCTCAGGCTCGCTCTACAAGCGTGTTGTCTCGGTGAACGCCGAAGGCGAATACACCCCAGTGGGCGTTTTGTTGCCAATCGACGAAAAGAACGCCGTCCGAGTCTTGTACACCTACTTCGACTTGTACGAGGTCCAGCGGATTGTGATTGACGGCGATGCGATGACAATCGAGGAGGCTTGGGATGGCATTTTTGCTGACCAGTTGGGCTTCATGATTTCTTCGGCGGCTTCGGCAGTTGCTCACCAGAAATTGGCTTGACAGACACTGCTACAGCGGATAAATTGTGAGTGGGAAGAAAGGGACCCAATGACAACAAAGGCAAAACAAACCGACAAGAGAATTTACGACATTCTCTGGGAAATCGAACCACTCAAGTTCAAATTGGAAAAACTGGTCGATGAAACCCGCAGAGCAGGCGGTCAACGCTACGACTGGCAGAACAAAAGTTGGTCAGGTCCATGGAGCGAACTCCTAGTTAGCACTGACCCTTGGGTCATCCAGCGTCTCGAAGAAATCAAGTCGGTGAACCACCAACTGAGCCTTCTCAAGACCGAATACATCTACCTTGAGAAAATCTGGCAACACGAAAAGTGGAGCCGCTTCTACCTCGTGGTCGGTACTGGTCAGGGTCACATCCACAAGGACATGAACTGCCACTCTTGCTACCCCACCACTGAGTACGCATGGCTCCCAGAGTTGAGCGGTGACAGCGAAGCCGAGGCAGTAGCCGCCGAGGGCGAAATCCTCTGCACCTTCTGCTTCCCAACCGCTCCAGTCGCTTGGTGCGAAGGCGTCGGACGCCGCACACAGGAAGCCAAGGACGCCGCCGCCGCAGTCAAAGCAGAGCGTCAGGCAGCCAAGGCAGCCAAGAGCCTCAGCCTCGACGGTGACGAAGTGGTCATTCGATGCGACCGCAACAACCGAGAGGTTCACTCTTGGTCGAAAGCCTTCAAGACAATGCGGGCTGCGGAACTCTGGGTGACAGAGGCGCTGGCATGGAAAACCCTCAAGGCGCTCTACCCAACGGAGACTTACATCGGCTTCGGTCCTGACGCTTACGACGATGCGAACCTCGAATCGGTCCTCGAAATGATGGCTCAGAAGAAGGGCATCGAGGTCGCCGAGATTCTCGCCGCCAACGCCAAGAAGGTCGAGAAGAAGGTCAACGAAGAGCGCAAGTGGGTTGACGAGATGCTGACTCGAAAAGCCTTGCACCAACAAACTCAGAGTTAGGTGTCGATTGACTTGACACGGGTATTTCACATGAGGTAATCTTTTTATGGAGGGGGAAGGAAGCCTCCTCCAGAAAGGGAAAGGTCAAGATGCTCAAGAAAGAGCGCCTCGCACAGGCGGTTGAGATTGGTCCTTTTGCCAGAGCAACCGTTGAGCAAATCGCTCACGCTGCTCAGGCATTGGCGACAGAGCCAACTGAGGAGCATGCGGAGAAATTGATTGCTCTGATGAAAACACTGGAGCACACAGCGGTCGGTCTCCGCTGGGTCTAACTGAAAGGTAAAAATGTTCGCCCTCTTCATCGTTAAAGCCGTGATTCTCAAAAAGTATTTCGGCTGCGACACTCCAGCACTGGTGGATGGCGGATTTATCAAAGCAGTGCTGCTCTACCCAGTCGCCCGATTCCTGTAAGGAGGAACCTCATGAAAAAAGAAATGTATCTCGCTCGATGCGACTCTCATTATGGCGAGCGCAAAACGCTCATCGTCAAGACGCACTATTCCGAGTGGTGCCACGAATCGATGACAGTGTGCTGGAAGTGCCACTATCTCGCCCCTGTGAAGGAGCGCCTGTTCGGTCTGTGGTTCAAGTTGACCGTCAAGGATGTCGAGCCTTTTTGACTTGACCTACGATGTCACATCGGATAATCTGAATCTGGGAAGGAGACCCAATGAAGCCAAAGTATGTAGTTCACCCCAACAGCAACAGCATGTCGGAGCACACGGCAAAGTGGCTCGTCGTGTTCGAGCACAACGACAACAGGACCATCGTCGGAAAGCACATGAACCGTGAAGCAGCCGACGCCGACGCCAACCGATACAACAAACTACTCAAAGGAGTAAAATGAAGAAAAAAGTCACTGAATACAAGGTTTATCACGCCTCGGACGGAATGTTCTGGGTCGTCGAAGCCGACACCCCAGCAGAAGCAGTAATCAAGGTTTGCGGCGAAATCGTCGAAGTTCTTGAGCACAACATCGCCGAGAGCATCTTCAACTACAAGACAAAGCACCTCGGAATTAACGGCGACACAAAGTTCGAAGTAACCAGCGTCGCTTTGGTCTAAGAAAGGGAAACACAATGACCACCAAACAAAAGAAAGTGACCAAGGCGCAAGCCACCTCGGTCCTCAAGCAGGTATGCGACCACTACGGGATAAAGCCCGATAGTCGAAACGCCCCGAAACTCATCATGGACTTCGACTGGCTCGGACACGGAGGACAACCTCACATCGTCTGGGAAGAAGGACCCTACGATTGGGCATTGCGCCACTGGGAAGCCCAAAGCGCCGATGTGTTCCTCGAACCAATGACCAGTTGGGCACTCGGGATTTTCCCAGCCTTCTAAAACCAAAACATCCTGCAGGTAGCCCGCCATCGTGCGGGCTATTATGCGTTCATGGCATACGACGAGGATGAATGGTCACCGCTCCGCACAGCGACAGCAGCCCTCCATGAAATGTTCCTAACCCTTATGGAATCGGGGTTTCAAGAACATCAAGCCTTGCAACTCGTTTCGACACTCATGACCAACGGAATGTTCGAAACCGATTCCGACGACTGAACCACCCTGCAGTGAAGCATCACCGCACTAAAGCATTAGGATTGACGCATGGCTGAAAAAGACGACATGATTGAAATCGGCTCGTCTGGCTTACGCCGCACCTCGGGCTTCGTCATTGACGACTTCGTACAAGGTCTACAAGGACAAAAAGGCGCCAAGATTTGGCGTGAAATGGCAGACAACGACCCCATCGTTGGAGCCATGATGTTCGCCATCGAACGGCTCATTCTCCAAATCAACTGGAATGTCGAACCATTCACAGACGCCGAAAACGAAGAAGTAACCGAGGAAGCCCTCGCCTCAGCCCAGTTCGTCGAAGAGTGCATGAACGACATGAGCGAATCATGGTCAGTGATGCTGCAACAGATTCTCTCGTTCCTCGTCTACGGCTACGCCCCATGCGAAATCGTTTACAAGCGCCGAAACGGACTGAACCAAAAAGACGGCTCAAAACGGTCCAAGTACAACGACGGCAAAATCGGCTGGCGCAAAGTCGCTCTTCGTGCTCAGGAAACAGTCTGGTCATGGCAATTTGACGACACAGGCTCCATCGAAGGCGTCAACCAGATGGACCCTTATGTCTCCCGAGGCGTTGTTTTCATCCCCATCGAAAAAATGCTTTTGTTCCGCACGGTCTCTGCACGAAGCAACCCAGAAGGTCGCTCCATTCTCCGCAATGCGTACCGCCCATGGAAGTTCAAGCGGACCATCGAAGAAATCGAAGCCGTCGGTATCGAGCGTGACCTCGCAGGATTGCCCGTCGCTTATGTCCCGCCGACCATGTTGTCCTCAACTGCCACACCACAAGAGGTCGCAGCCCGCAACGCCATCCAAGCCCTGATTCGTGGAATCAAGCGCAACGAAAACGAGGGAATTCTCTTCCCATTGGCTTACGACAGCCAAGGTCGTGAAACCTACAAACTGACCCTTCTCTCCAGCGGCGGTTCACGCCAATTCAACACAGACGCCATTGTCGCCCGCTACGACCAGCGAATCGCCATGGTGGTACTGGCAGACTTCATTCTTCTCGGACACGAAAATGTTGGCTCTTTCGCTCTCGGTGCATCCAAGATTGACTTGTTCACCACAGCAATCCAGCAAATCTGCAACTCAATCGCTGAAGTGTTCAACGACCATGCGTTGCCCCGTTTGTTCAAACTCAACGGCATGCCCGT